CAACCGATCACGCACCACCCGAAAACACCTCAAAAGATCCCGCCTCACCGCATTCTCACCCTGCTCCCGCGCCTTCTTCCCCGTCCCGAATGGCTGAGCATTCCGCACCACCCCATCCCGCACCGTCCGCGCGCCAAAATCCGCCCATTCTCCCCCCTTCAGCCCCAGCTTCTTCTGGAGCCGTTTCAACTCCCCCTTCAGCCTCCGATCCCCCTCGACCTGAACCTTAATCATCCCTTTCTCAGACTCAAACACCAAGCAACATCTCCCACCGCCTTCGCCACATCATCCACCACATACGCCACCCCGTCCAACGTCACCGCCGCATTCTTCTCCGGCCGATCCGGCACCAGAGCAGTCTTCACCCGCACCCGCGCCTCACTCTCATCATCATACCCTCCCCGCTGCCTCTCCAACTCCCACTCCTCGCCTCCCCGAGCGCACGGAAACTCATCCTCCCCAATCCCCAGCGTCGCCGGATAAAGCGACTCCAACTCATCCTGAGCCGCCAACAAAAACTCATTCCGTCCATCCATACCAAGTCTCCCCCCGTCATCCAGAACCCAAGCCCCTCAACCAAATTTTGCCCCTTTCGCCCCTTTCGCGGTTGTCCAGCTCCACAACCAAACCCCCGGCCCCCGACGGCAAAAAAAACGGGCGGAGTCCCAAAGAACTCCGCCCGTGCATCGCAATGAAAACGCCTGCCCAGCGCATCAAAAATTCTAGCTTCCGTCGGTGATCAGCTTCCCAGCGGTCGTATCACCCTCAGCCGCACCCAGCATCAACCCGATGCTCATCCAACGCGAACGAGTTGTCAGCGATGCCCAGCTTGCAACATAAGCAGTCAAACCACCCGGAAGCTCCACCTCCTCATAAGCATCCATCAGGTTCAAGATAGCATCATCCATCACCGGCTCGCCCGAAGCAATCGCAAGAGCATCCGTAGTCCCGACGAACCCGACAACCCCGGAATCCGCACCGTCCCAGCGATTATTGACCCCGATCGAATCATACCCATAAGCCCCGGTTTGCCCCGGGCGGAAAGATTCAGCATTCGTCGGAAGAAGTTTCGCATAATAAGCCCCATCCAAAAGAAGGTGCTTTGTCGGAAAATCCTTCGCCGCTGCCCAGATCGTCTTCAGATCTCCCGCGTCGAAATTCGCCGCCGTCGAATCCAGAGCCGCCGCGCCGTATTTCGCAACAGTCAACGGAGCAAAAACAGTGTCCCTCGCTGAATTCCCGATGCTTTGCATATTCTTCCGAATCAACGAACGGAGACGATGCCCTTTGTTCATCTGCGATTGAGTCACATGGAACGACACCGAAAGCTCATTCACAACTACATCTCGCTTTTCCTTCGTAGAATCACCGGTTTCATAATTGGTCGGATTCGTTCCAGCGGTCGCTCCCGCCGTAGTGATTCCCACCTTTACGCTTGACCCAGGAGAGACCGGATCCGGCTCCACATCGTGAGCAAAAGCCTCCACCGCCCCAATTACGGGACCCAACGTAGTCAAAGACTGAGAGTGAACGATTTCACTCACCAAGTCTGCATCAAAAGTATTAGCCATAATAAATTTTTGTTTTGATAGTTAAAAACCGGCCTCAGATTTTTTTGCCCTCCGCACTTTTAAGCCTGAAGATTTCATCTTCATTTTCCCGGAAGAACGCACTTCGCGCCTCCCCTTTTGGCATGCTTCGGAACTGGTCCAAGACGTTCGCCGCCGATCCTGCGGACGCCTCGCCATCATCATCACTTGGCCCCGGAAGTGATTCCGCTTCAGCCGGGGAAAACCCGCACTCAGCAATCACCGCCTCAACCTTCCGCGCCTCCGTCTCCAACGTCTGCAAACGCTCGCGGAATTCGTCGCGCTCCATCACCGCCGCCGCGAGATCCGCCCGGAGGGTCTCCCCTTCCGCGATCAATCGCGAATTCTCAGCCGTGAGAGCCGCAACATTTTGGGCTCGCCCGTCAGCGCTCCCTCCAAACAAATTTTTCACCTTCCCCAGGAGCGACTCGACCGCCGTCTCCTCAACCTCCTGAACCTCCTCCGGAGCCCCAGCCCCCTCATCAGTTCCCTCATCAGTCGCCTTATCAGTCTCCTCATCAGTCTCCTCAACCTCTTTCGCCCCTTTCGCATCTTTCGCGGTTGGCTCATTCAGAATCCCATGCGCTTCCGCCACCGGCCCCGGCAAACTTCCCAGCTTCTCCACAATCGCCTTCTCACCCACCAGCGCCACCGCCTGAACTTCCCCGGCCACCTCATGGCAAAACCCTTTCTCAAGAGCCTCTTTACCATTCAACCAGGTCTCAGCCGCCATCATCTCCCGAATCTCCTCCGAAGCGATCCCGGTCTTGCTCGCGTAAAAATCAACAATATCAGACTCCAACTGACGCACCGTCCGCGCCGCGTTCTCCATATCCTCCGCATCCCCGAAGGCACCGCCGCTCACCCGATGAATCATCAGATAGGAATTCTCCGCCATCACCAGCCGATCACAACTCATCGCGATCACCGAAGCCATCGACGCCGCCGTCCCCTCAACCGTCCCCGTCACCGTCGCCCGATGATTCTTCAAAGCCTGAGCAATCGCCCACCCCTCAGTCACCGACCCACCGTAAGAATGAATCCGCAAATCAATATCCCCCACCGACTCCGGAAGCGCATTCAGCGCCTGCAAAAACTCATCGGCATAAACCTCCCAGCCGATCGCTCCGTAGAGCTCAACCCGCGCCGTCTCACCACCACCGGCGAAATTCTGCACCGGATCAAAAATCGTTAACTGTCCGAAAACCTGCTTACCCATAACAAGCCCCCCTTTCGTCAAATCCCGGCCGTCAGAATGCCCTCAAATTCCTCCTCCGTCATCCCCAGCGCGTCCCGGAATGCGTCTCGGTTGGCGGTAAACATCGGATCATCTGCCCGGATCTCTTGAGCCAGCGTCCACTCGTCTTGCACCGCCTCCGGGGCCTGCGCCAAAATCGCCTTGAATGTCTCCCACTTGCCCAGCGCATCGAGGCGACGCTTGATCGTGAGCTTGGTCACGCCCTTGGCTGGCATGTCAGTTGGTTGGCCTCCGTTGGTCATGACCTTGGCGAGCTCTCCCGCCAGTTCGGTGACTCGGGCAATCGCCGTTTGGTTGATCCCCGGCACCAACTCTTCCAGTCGAGACTGGTCGACCGGCACGGGTAATCCCTCAAAATCTGTAATCGACGCGCCCCGAAAGGTCCCGTCTTTCTGAAAAGTGATAACGATTCTTTCCATTTTTTTTTACGCTATGATCCAATTGGTCCCATCAAAAAAAACTGGGACGACATATGGTGTACCAGCCCCAGCGGCCACTACCGTGTTTCCGAAATTTCCCTGAGCGTGTTTATCGGAGTCCGAAACCGTCGCCCTCATGCCTGCTACTCCGCCCGGCAATGTCGAGACGGTGTATATGCCCGGCTGGACCGTGCCGGATGCCTCGATGTTCCCGACAACATCCAATCCCGTGGAATTGATGCGCGCCACCTCGGCGAGATCGGCCGTAAAAATTATTTGAGAGTTACCACGGATTCTTAAGCCCTGACTTACAGTCGAGATCTGCCCCCTAACCGTCGCCCCATAGTGCCACGATGTGACGGCCACCGGAAATGTTTCCGAGTTCCCGTTTCGGATTGTGAAAAACTCAATATCCTCCCCCGTTTTGTAAGTCCCGCCCGCCGCCGTGACGTCTCCGAAACTCGGGCTATCTCCGTTTTCGAGTTTGAGCCCGAGAGCAGTCCCGAGCGGTGTATTGACCGTCGGGAGGTCGACCGTTGTCGCGTCACCAAGATCCCCGAAATTGACCACTAGGGTCGGTGTTCCTGTCAGGTCGGCATAGGCCCCCGACGTGGCCACCGTTGCCAATGTCGGAAAGTCCGTGATGTCAGAGACTGTGTGAGTGTGAGATAACGGCGCTTTACCATCAAGAGCCGTCCCCAGCGGACCGTTGAGCGTCGGCAAATCCACCGTCGCCACGTCTCCAGCCTCCGCAATCGTGCTCGTGCCCCCGGTCCCATCAGCTCCAGCCGGGCCGCGATTGATCACCACGGTCGACACCGATTCGTTCCGCGTTGCCCTGATCAAAATTGTTCGTACTGCCATCCCTCAATTCGGTTCGGTCTGCGTTGCCACCACCCTCAACCGCACGGTCTCCGACGGATATTCATACCCATCAGCATCGGTCAGCCGCACATCGTAATAATAGATCCCCGGGGCCCATCCGACTGCTCCGGTGTCGATCGTCGCTGTCGCCACTCCATTTTCAATCACCAAGGCCCCGGCCTCGATCTCGGTCCCCGATCCATTTCCGGTCAGCACCCGATATTTCCCGGACCACGTCTCATCCAGCGTGATCACGTTGCCGTACGCATCCTGCGCCGTGATCGACAGATCACAACTCTCTCCCCACCTCAGCTGGTCATTTTCCATCTCTCAAATTTTCAAGGTTACATTTCCTCCGGCATTTCCTCACCGTGGATCTCCCGGTAAATTTCCCGCTTCCGTTTCCGCTCCATCTCCAGCTGCCGATACTCCTCCTCCCAATCCGCGCCCCGTTTACCGTAAAACCTCTGATCGCTCAAAATCCCAGCCTCCCGTTGCGCCAACTCCAGCGACCCCGACCGCCCCTCATCAATCGTCAGATCCGCCTGCGGAATCCACTCACACTCCCACCACCGATCCTCCGGATCCGCCGGACGCTCCAACCGCCCCGCCTGCATCTCTTTCGCCAGAAAATAAGTCCAGATCCGTTGGCAATCCCGCCGAAGAATTCTTTGCTGATTCTCCACCCATCGCCGCGTCTCCGCCATCACATACCTCATCGAAGTCCCATTCAGCCCCGACGCATCCCACAGCACCTCCGGAGCCACCCCGACCCCCCAGGCAATGTCCCGCACCAGCCAAGCCATCATCTGCAAAATGTTAGGATGAGGCCTCGTGTCCTGAATCGTCTTGATCGACTGCCCCGGATCCAGCCCATGAAAACGCCCCCCGCTCGTGATGTCCTCCATCGTGATCACCTTTCCATTCCCCGACGGCGCATTGTCCTGCTCCGTCCCGCCCCACATCGCCTTCACCGCCTCCGAAACCTTCGCCCCACCGTCGCTCTCCATCTTCGTCTCCAGCACCGCCCCCCAGATCGACGCCGCCTTAATCGCGTGCTTCGTAAACCCCAGGATCTCCATCTGATCAAACACATTGCTCAGAGCATGAGCCATCCCAGAAATCTCCCGTGGTCTTCCCACCCTCTGAACCTCGCAATGATAAATCCCATCCTCACGCCTCACCCGGCGCACCCGCTCACCCTCTCCATTCAAAAGCTGGAAACCATTCCGACCGCCCCACCGGTCCAGATAAACCCCATCCCGTAAATTCTCCGGCATCCGCTCCACCGCCTTCCCATCACCCACCTGATGAGCCTCATAAAACATCACTTTTCCGCCACCTTCGCGACCCTCCGCCAACACCGTCAACGCATCACCATCCCGCCGCACCGAACGCTTCACACAATCCTGCCACCCCTCAAAATCCAACTTCCCCGCCAAATCAAACGCCGCCGGTTGACTTGCCCGGCGCAAAAACGCCTCCTCCGCCCGCTTCCGAAACTCCGCATCCCCGCTTTTCGATTGCGGCCGCAACGTCCCCACCAACTGCGAAAGCCCACCAATCGCCCGCTTCACAATGCCGATATTCGCCTCCGCCGCCCGACACTTCCGCATGATCTCCATCCGATCCCCGGGCGACACCTCCCGCGACGTGTCCAACGTCCTCCACGAGACCATCCCCCTCCGCGCCGACTTCCGCGCCGCATCGAACCCCGAAAGATTCACCACCTCCAGCGTCTTCTCCCCCTCCACCGGCGCACCCGGAGCGATCCCCCGCTTCTTCGCGCTATGTTTCCTCCCCCCACGCTTCCGCCGACTCATAACCCGTCCGCTTGGCGTCAACCCACCAAATGCCAATCACTCCGCCACTCCGTCAACATCACCACCACAACCTCTTGCCAAGTCAGACAAGGCCCATACATCCAAGGACCATGAAAAATCACCCAACAAGGAAACACGCAAAAAACCCCAGCCTTTTCCTTGTGAAGCCTCACCCGATAAAGCCCCAACCTCCACCGGAGCCCCTTCCAAAACCCAAGACCCTCAACCCGGCCCCTCAACCAAGCCCTGAACCCTGAACCCTCAACCCTTCTACCTCCGGCTGACTCACCATCCGACATGTTGCCCCCTCATGTCCATGTGATTCATTTGCGGATTTGGTCTCACCTGCGATCCCGCATCTTCCCGGTCCAGATAATCAATCGCCGCATTGCAATACCTCACCACCTCCTCCGCCGGGCGATCCACAAACACCCCCGCCGAAGACTGATCTTGGAATGAAGATGATGTCATTTTCACATGAGGCCCTTTCAGCACCTCATTCACCGCCGCCGTCCGCGCCGTCTCAATCGCCTGTCGCGTCAACGTCTCCGCGATCGCCCGCACCACCTCCGGATCCACAACCATACCCCGCCCCCACCCGTCAACCGGATAAGAACAGGTCGAACAACCCAACCCCTACCGGGGCGGGTTTTCTTGGCTGTTCGCCCAAGAAACTAGGTGGTTGAGAAGGCTTTTAGGGCTATCGTCTAGCATCCTGACGAGTCGCTTTACTCGCTCGATTTCTCGCCGTGCTTCGTCGCGTTCGTCTAGGGTCTGTTTCCAGCGATCCCAAGAAACCACATCGGGCGAACAAGGCGCGGCAGGAGCAACCTGCTCCGCGTTAGATTTCGTCGGTGGCATTCCCGTAATAGGGTCGTGGTCTTGGCTCATTAGTTCTTTTCGGTTTGGGTCGCAGGTGCCTGCGCTCGGTCGTTCGCCTTAATGGAATTTAATTCGTCCTCAAATGGTTTCAAATGCGCGGCAAGTTGCTCGTCAGTGCAAACCGCGAACGTCCCTCTTTTATGGTTAACTTTGATAAATGCTAATAGTTTTCCCGAGAGGATTTCAGCATCACTCAAAGGGCGAACAAGCCGGGGAACGTCAAATTTTCGCATCTTTCGCATCTTTCGCGGTTGATCAAACTCCACATCCCAGGCCCCTCAACCTCCCCACACGATCCCGAAACTCCTCATCAACCCGCGTCCTCTCCATCACCCTCGTCACCGCCTTCCCCACCGTCGAAGTATCACGCCCCCCGAAAACCTTTGCCACATCCACATGCCTCAGCCCCAACTCATTCACCGCCAGGAACATCGCCACCGACCGCGCCTCCGGAGCCGCACCACACCCCCGCGTAGGCGAAAGCATCTCATCAATGCTCACCATCCACTCTCCCGAAACCCTCGACAGCACCTCAACCAGCTCCGCCGCCTTCTTCTTTTTCTCTTTCGTTGTCATAAAATCAATCACTCCACTTTCCCCTCAATCGCCCCGAACTCAGCCCAAGCGATCAACCCCATCTTCACCGTATCACCAAAATCATTTGCCGCCCCCGCCGGCACAATCCACCGCCACCGGCCCCCCGTCTTCTCAAAATGCTCACTCGCCAACTCCCCCGCATAATCCTCACTCAGATCCCGGGGGAAAAATAACCGCCCCGCATCCCTCGCCAACCGCTTCCTCCCAAGAATCATCTGCTTGTATAGCAAATACTTGAACCCCGGATCATCATAAACCAACGCCTGCACCTTCGGCCCATACTCCCCGCCGTCCTTATACAGACCAAAATCCCGCCACTTTAGCGAATGCGTCACCTGCACCCCGCCCGCACCCTTCACTGGATGAAAAATCGGAAATAAATCCGCACACCTTCTGCGCACCTCCCAAGTCCGCGTTCCCCCTTCATCGACCAGACAAATGTGGCACTTCTTCCGCTCCCCCTCCCGCACCTGCACCCCAGCAACCGCAAACTCCACCAAATCATCCCACCCCAGGAAAAGCCCCCAATCCATCACCGCCGCATTCCCCGCATGATCAAACGCCATCATAGTCGCCTTCCAGCAATCGTTTTGCGTATCCGCCAAACAAAACACCGACGCCACCTCAAACGGAACCACCCCGCCCCGCGCATACTCCGGCCCCTCCTTCGCCATCGCCATCAAATCACTCACCTCAACCCGCCTCGAAGTCCCCTCTTTCCACACATCCCCGCACCGACCATTCACAAACGCCCGGAGCTTCATCGGATCCCCCTTCGCCTTCTCCTTCTCCATCGCCAACTTCCCCCAGGTCGATCCCGGGAACATTGAATAAAGATCATTGATCCTTGCGCTCATCTGCCCCGGCACCCACCCCGGCACCATCACCTCCTTCCCCTCCTCATCCGTCCGCTTCACAAAATTCGTTGGCCTCACCTCCCCATGCCGCATCATCTCCTGCTTCGACTTCTCCTCAATCCCCCTCCCGCACGATTCACACTCATACTCCGTCCCGCTCAGAACCTTCCCAAAATCCAGCTCCCCATGATGATCCGTCAGATGATGATACCGCATCCGCTCCGGTTTCAAAAACTGCATAAACCCGCAATGCGGACACGGCAAAAAATCCCAGTGTTGCGACCCCGCCTCCATCGGCCCCCAAATCTGACCGTCCGGAGTCGATGGCTTACAAAACGCCGCCAGCTTAAACTCCGCCGTTGCCTTCCCCCGATCCTTCAAAAGATCCAACGTCCTCGAATCATCCTTAGGAGTCTTATGCAAATCCACCTCATCCGCGATAATCAACTTCACCCCCTGCTTCATCGCCAAATCCCCCACCGACTGAGCCCCGGCAAACCAAACCATCATCCCCGGCAACTCCTTCGCCAAGCCCGTCAACGCATTCGCCGCCAGCCCCTCAACAATCTTCCCGCACCCCTCCGCATTCTTGAAAAACGCCACCCACCTCCGCGCAATCTCCTCCGCCCGCGTGCTCGTATCAATCGCATAAATCACATTAGAAGGCGACACCACCGCATGCCTACACATCGCCATGAGAGCATGAGATGAAAACGTCGCCTGACTCCCCTTCGTCGCATAAAGCTCCCGCCACCTCCGCCCATCGTCCGCATCCAAAAACTCCTCCCAGATGCGCACCACCGAATGCACCATATCCCGACGATACGGCCCCGAGTAATCCCGGTTTTCCTCCCGAGAAATCACAATGTTTTTCTCACACCACTCCCCAAACGCCAGCCGCCTCTCCACCGCCCAAACCCTCTCCTCAGCCGCCCCCACCAACTGAGACACCACCTGCAAAACCTCACTCATCACCATCCCCCCTCTCCTTCATCATCATCGGGTGCATCCCAGCCCTCCATTTGATCTCTTCCCCTGTCCGATCCTTAAACAAATGGTGCCGATAAGCCCCGCAGAACCGGCACCGGCTTTCCACCTCCGCCCCCCAGGCATTCCAAACCGTCCCTTCCCACTGGCACCGCGAAGGCTGAAAAAGCCCCCGAAAAAACCCTGCGGAAACCCGCCGCCGCAGACATCCCAGATTCCTCTCACGTTTCACAAACTCCTCTTTCTCGATCATCATTTTTTTCGTAAATTTCGCCCCTTTCGCGGTTGTTCAAATCCAGAGCCCAAGCCCTCAACCAAGCCCTGAACCCTGAACCCTCAACCCTTCAACCTCCCCGCCCTCCGGCGGGACCAAAGCCTCCTCAATCACCCTTTTCCACTCCCTCTCAAAATCGACCGCCGAAGTCACCGCCAGCAACCTCTCCCGCGCCTCCGCCCCTGCATCCATCAAACGCTTCCGCCTCTCCCTTTCCAACGGCTCCACCTCCCGCCTCATCACCTCCTTCAGCAACTCCAGCGCCACCTCCACCGCATCCTTCTCCTTCTTCGCCTCCCGATTCATCGCTATGGCATCGCTCCAACTCTTCCTTGCCGTGGTCGTATCAACCCCATTCGTACGGGCGTCCTCGTACACCTGGAAAGCCCTCTCCTCCTCCGCGATCGCCCGCGCCAGCCCGACCGACTTCCCCAGCCTGGCCAACGCCTTCTCAATCACCTCAATCGGAGCCTTTTCAATCTCCGTCTCCACCGCCAGCTCCACCCCCTGCCCGGTTTGCCGCATGATCCGCCGCCCCGCCTCCTTCAGCTTCACCGATGGCTCCCGCCCGATCACTGCCCGATACCATTCAAAAAACACATCCGGGTTTTCCGTCTCCACCGGACAAGGCGCCCCCGCCGCCTTCGCCGCCTTCCGCCAATTCAAAAGCGTCCGATCCGACACTCCCCACCGTGACACCATCCTCTTATCAAACGCCCTCCGCTTCTCACTCATAACCTTTTCGCATCTTTCGCGGTTGTTTCATCTCCACATCCCGAGCCCTGAAACTTTCAACCTTAATACTCCACCTCCGGTTGCTCCATCACCAACCCCTCCAAAAGATAATCACGCTCGCCTTCCCGCCTGGCCCTTTTCTGCCTATCCCGCCACTCCGGCCGATTCGTGAACAACTCCCGCTTGAATGACCTCACATCCTTAAACCAAGGCACCACCGCATTATCATCACACCAATCCTCATACAGCTCAAACAACCCCGAAATCCAGCAATACATATAGTCCGGCCCCCCAACCTCAACCTTCACCTCATCCGCCTCGAAAATCCGCGCCGTCCGCAAAAACGACTCCACCTGAGCCCTGTGCATCTTAATATCATCGCTCGCCTTCTGACTCCGCGCCGTGTGCTGAAACCTCCCCCGCTCCTTCAGCCGACGATACCCCTCCAGAGCCCAATTCAAAATCCCCGGCATCTCCGCGTCAAACCGCTCCCCAAAACTGAAATCAATCGTTGCCCGGTCCACCTTCTTATCAAAACCAATCTGAATAAACCGACGCTCAAACCCCGCCGAACTATCCGGCGTCATCGCCTGCACATTCGACTCCATCACAAGCCGCCCCTTCGGCCGAAACTCAAACCCCTCCCCATACTTCACATCCACCGAGATCGGATCCCCCGAAACCATCGCCTTAATCAACCCGATATGTTGGAAACTCCGCGACGTTAACTCCTTCGCCAAATACAGCGACTTCCCCACCAACCGAGACCTCAAAAAAGGATTATCCAACTCCGTCAACTCAATCGAAACCCGATTGTCCACCCCCACCAACTTCTCAAGCACATCAACACAGGTCGATTTCCCCGTCCCCCCGTCTCCATAAATGAAAAAGAACGAATGAAAGTTGATGTCTGTCATCAAACAATAACCGAACATCTCTTGAATCTGCGCAATCGTCTCCTCATCATCCTGACGCTCCCCCAGCCACTTCAACCACTCCGGACAAGTCGCCCCCGGATCAAAATCATGCGGAGTCTGAACCGTCGTTAAATACCCTTCCCGATGCGGAAACAGCCGCCCCGTCTCCACCTCCAGCAACCCATTCCGGCAAGCCAACATCCCCGCCGGTCGATCATTCAGATCCTCCGGAGCCTTCACCCGCTCCGTCTTCGCCAGCTTCTCAATCGACGAAACCCGAGCCGAAGTAATCAAACTTTCCGTCCCCGGCAACCCCGCCAAAATTCCCCGGATCCTCCGAGGCACCCATGACTTATCAACCAGGGGCTCCCACTTCCCGTTCCCCCTCTTATACCGCCAAAACTTATCCCCCACAAAAATCAAGCGCTCCAACTTCATCAGAGCCCTCACCATCCGATCCTCCGCAATCGTCACCCCCCTTTGCCCCTTCACCAAAACCCTCTCATAAGGATCCTCCGGCACCACCTCACACCCCTCCGCCGCCTTCCAAAGATCCTCCCGTTGCTCCTCCACCGTCACCC